TGCAAAATTAAGCGTTGTTGGGTCTTCATACTTCCAATATCCCGGTGGATCAGGACTTTATGGAACAAACACAACATTGTACAGCGGTGGTGGTGACATTTCTATTGCCATTGGCACTAATTCCGGTGGGTATGTTTACCAAACCGTTACAACTAATCATGCACTGACGTTCGGGACCAACAACACAGAACGTATGCGCATTGACTCCAGCGGCAACGTGGGGATTGGGACAAGTTCGCCAGGATTTACATTAGATGTTCGGGCAACAACGGGGTCCATTTCAGCAACGTCCAACACTGGGACAAATTACGCAAAACTCCAATGCAATAATACTGGCGGGTCTTATCAGTTTGGTATTGATAACTCCACTGGTACAAACTTCGGTTCAGGTGCTGCATATGCCCGTGTCATTTGGAACGACAGCGCGTCTGCACCAACTATTTTGTATACAAACTCAGCAGAACGTATGCGCATTGACTCCAGCGGCAACGTATTGGTTGGAAGAACATCAGCATCTGGATTGCCCGCAACCTCTGGATTTATCCAAGTTGCAGATAATATTGCAAGTGGTGCATTTTCTATCGGTGGCTTTGGTTCATTCTTAGGTCGCCAATCATCTGATGGAAGCACAGTTTTAAATACAGGACAAGCAGGAATTATTTTCAGCAGTGGAACCTATGGTTCTACTACTGAACGTATGCGCGTTGACTCCAGCGGCAATCTGCTGGTGGGGACAACTAATTCCAGTGGTAACACTGGTGAAGGAACAAAAATACTTGATACGGGTAGGTCAATAGTAACAGTTGCAAGTTATACAACAAGCGCTAATTCAAATTTGATTATGTATTCAACTGGCGCTGCGGCGTATCGGTTTTATGTAAATTGGGCTGGCAATATTAACGCCACAAGCACAAGCATTACTGGTATTTCTGATGCGCGGTTAAAAGAAAATACTGTTACCATTAAGAACGGCCTTGATATAGTAACAAAACTTAACCCCATCACTTACAACTTTAAAGATTTACCAGTTTGCGATGATGGCAAAGTGCAGCATTACGGGTTTTTAGCGCAAGAAGTACAATCTGTGTTGCCAACCCTTGTTGCCGAAGGATTAAATGAATCGGAAGATGGTAGCAAATACTTAACTTTAAAAATGGGTGATATGATTCCTGTCCTTGTTGCCGCCATCCAAGAACTATCCGCAGAAGTCACCGCCCTTAAAGCGAAGGTTGGAGCATAAAATGACACTTGATCTGACTATCAATGAAATCAACATCATCCTTCAGGCACTGGGTAACGCACCATACGTTTCAGTTGCAGAAGTGATTGAAAAGATCCGCACACAGGCTCAGGCACAAGTACAGCCTGCACCTACTCCTGAGGAGACTCACTAATGTCAACTCTCACTCAGAGTGAAGCATTAAGTATTTTTGAATATAGGAATGGCGACCTTTATTGGAAACCAAGGTTAATGACGCGCAACAGGCCATCAACAAAAGCTAACCTCAAAGCGGGGAATAAATCTGGGCATGGATATTTAGTTATTAATATTAACAAACAAAAATATTATGCTCATCAAATAATATTTTTGATGTTTCATGGTTATATTCCTCAAATTGTAGATCATATTGATTGTGATTCTCTTAATAATAAGATTGAAAATTTGAGACATGCTACAAAAGCAGAAAATGCTTATAATTCAAAAATTAGAAAAGATAACACTAGTGGCGTAAAAGGACTTGTGTGGAATAAAAGAGCCAAACTTTGGATGGCACGGATTTATGTTCAAAAGAAAAGCATAAATTTAGGATATTTCAAAGATTTTGAAGAAGCCAAAATGTGCATTGAAAACGCAAGAAACGCTTATCATGCACAATTTGCCAATCACGGTCATGGACATATAGGAGTTTAATGTGAGCAATACATATACATGGAACTTTCCTACATTAACTGCTTATCCTGAAAATTCAGGGCAAACTGATGTAGTTTTTATAGTTCACTGGGTACTTAGCGGCACTGATGGAAATAATCACAATGGTTCAGTTTATGGAACTGTTTCATTAACTTACACCGCTGGATCAGCTTTTACGCCATATGCACAGCTTACTGAAGCGCAGGTGCAAGGTTGGACAACGGCTTCTCTTGGTGCGGAACAAGTAGCTGCTTTGGAAGCCAATATTGACCAACAAATCCAACAACAGATTACACCAACATCGGTTAATCTGACACCGCCTTGGGGTGTGTGATTATTCATGTTTTACCAGCATCTTCTCTTGGCGAGGTAAAAGTGAAATGGTATATAAATACTGTTCAAACAGGGGGTAACCAATGAACGTGACATTAAGCTTAACAGTCGATGAAGTTAACTACATTCTTCAAGCACTTGGGCAACGTCCATTTGCTGAGGTTCAATCATTGATCTTCAAGATCAAGCAGGATGCAGAAAGCCAGCTGGCTACGGCACCCGCACAAGAAGCGCCAACAACGGTTGACGCGCCAGCCTCGTAGGAGTTAACCATGGAAATGCAGACCCTAATTGACACAGCTGTAGGAGCGGGGTTTGCGTTGGGTGGTTGGCTAGGCCGACAAGTATGGGATGCGGTACAAAAAATGAAGGAAGACATCCACCGACTAGAAGTGGACCTTCCTTCAAACTATATTAGAAAAGATGAATTTTCAGAAGCAATGCGTGAAATTAAAGATATGTTAGCTAAGATATTTGATAAATTAGATGCCAAAGCAGACAAATAACTGATATATATCATTCATTCTTAACAAGAGGGGATTACTATGGGGAAACAAATTGGACCCGTTAACAATCCTCGCATTGGCGCAAACGGCATACGGCGCTATTAAATCAGGTATTGCCGCTGGTAAGGAAATTCAGGGTATGATGCAGGACGTTTCCTCATTAATGGGGAGCGTTGGTGAAATTACCCGTATGGTGGCAGATCCACCTAAAAGTCTTTTCCAATCCAAGGAAAGCGCCGAAAAAAGGGCAATGGATGCCTATGCCGCCAAGCAGCAAATTAACCAATGGATGCAGGAAGCGCAAAACCTGTTTGTGTCACAATATGGTTATGGTGAGTGGATACGCCTTCAGGAAGAGATTACCCGAATCAAGAAAGCTGATCGCCTCGCCGCCGAGAAAGCAGCTAGAGAAAAAGCTGAGTTTTTACGTGGCTTGGCAGTATGGGGGAGTGTTTTTATCCTCATATTTGTGGTAATTATAGTTGTGTTTTTCGTAGCTTACATCCTCACTGTGAAAGGCTAATTCCATGCAAATGTCCGAAGGTGGTTTAAACGCCCTCACAAAGCCATTTGAAGGCTGCAAGTTGACTGCCTACCGCTGTCCAGCTGGTATCCTAACCATCGGCTATGGACACACTTCTGCGGCAGGTGCGCCTGAAGTTAAGGAAGGCATGACGATTACCCAAGAGGATGCTAATCGTATCCTAGCCGCTGACATGGTTAAGTTTGAGAACGATGTTAAATCTTTGGTGAAGGTTGAATTAACACAGCATCAGTTCGATGTTTTGGTCGATTTTTGCTATAATGCTGGTAAGGGAAACCTTGCATCTTCAACTCTTTTAAAATGCGTCAATGCAGGTCAGTTTGAAAAAGTCCCAACAGAATTACAAAAATGGACACGGGGTGGTGGGAAAGTCCTCCCAGGCTTGGTACGCCGCCGCAACGCAGAATCGGAATGGTGGACAACGGGTGGCAAACCCATTGAAGAGCAGGAACATCGCGCTACCCCTGACACACCGCCAACCAAGACAATGGCAGACAGTAAGCAAGGAAATACTGCCTTGGCCACTTCTGCGCTTGGCGTGGCTGGTGCAGCTAAAACCCTTACCAGCAATGCGCAAGACTATGTTGGTCAGGCGCAATCAGCGAACGATCTATTTACCCAGATACAAAGCCTTCTTTCCAATACGACTTTCGACATGTTTGCGATTATCGTCTTGTGCGGAGTCGCCATCTGGTACTTTAGATCAAAGCATTTAGAGGAACACGGAGTGTAAGATGTTTGCCTTTTTCCTGACACCGATAGGGAGATATGTAGGTACAGCAATTATTGTTGTGCTGGTGTTGACGGGGGTGTATTATAAAATTAGCACCGATGCTGTTAACGCATACATTAACAAGGAAAACACGCAATCTTTGGAGAAAGTCGATGAAGCCATTAAAGCTGGGGATGCTATTGATTCCGTTGACGCTAATTCTGCAAGGTTGCGCGACCCAGATTCCTTTGAACGGAAGTAGTGCTTGCACTGTCTGGACTGGTGTCAGCTGGTCACCAAAGGACACTGACGAGACAATACGTGGCGTAAAAGAAAATAATGCTCGTCGCCAAGCTTATTGCAAAGGTATTAAGTAATGTCAGTTCCAACAAATGCGCTAACGTACAATGGGTACATTAACCAGATCGGTACGATGGCCGTTGTTGATACTTTTACACCTACAACGAATACAACAATTAATGGCATTACTTATTTAGCAAATGTGGCTTATGGCGGCACATTATCGCAGCCCGACACTAATTTTAATAATTTAATTCCACAAATGCTAAATTACGCTGAATTGCGCATTCAACGTGATTTGGATTTATCGCAATCCGTAACTAGCAACTCAAACTATACACTTTCTGTAGGCAATAACACACTTTCTATCTCTGTTAATGATTTTGTTACCCTCCAGACCGTAGGTATAGTATCTGGCACTGCAACATTGCCTCTTATCCCTACATCTAAGGAATATATTCAAAATGTTTATAATGACAGTTCTTACCTTTCCACTCCGAGTGTTTTTGCAATTTATGGTGGAGACGCTGCATCTAGTGGAAATACGTCACAAAATATTATTGTCGGACCGTACCCCAATTCATCGTATCCTGTTTTATTAACGGGTACAATTCGCACACAGTCGCTTTTTCAATTTGCCACATCAAGCTTAGCAAATAGTTCGACAACATTTATCAGCACCTATTTGCCTGATCTTTTGATTATGGCGTCAATGGTCTACATCTCTGCATATCAACGCAACTTTGGGCGTGAGTCGGATGATCCTGCAATGGCGCAAAGCTATGAGGGTCAGTATCAGGCACTTAAACAAAAGGCAATTGAAGAAGAGTTTCGTAAGAAGTTTGCCGCATCTGCGTGGACTTCTATGTCTTCTCCAGTTGCTGCTACACCTACAAGGTAATTAAATGCCCCACGCACAGGTAAAAATTACTCCTGGTGTCGATCAAAATGAAACCCCCGCATTAAATCAAGCGGGCCTTTCATTTACTAATCTTGTGCGTTTTGTTCCAGATCGAAATGGCTTTGGTTTAGTTCAAAAGCTTGGTGGTTGGCTGACTTATTTTCCTAATAAAATAGGTTCTATTGTTCGCGCTTTATGGGCATGGGAAGATACTAACTCAAAAGCTTGGCTTGCTGTTGGTGCGGAATATGGTGCTGGTAATTCAAATACATTAAGTGTCATTAATAATGGCAGTAGAATAAACATTACCCCCAGAACAATTGAAGACAACGTAATGCCAGTGTCTGTCTCAACGACAACTGGAAGCAATGTTGTTACAATTAATGACTCTGGCGCAACAATTACAAGTTACGATTCTGTATTTATTAAAACACAAATATCAGTCGGCGGATTAATACTTTATGGATTTTATCCAGCTATTACCGTTGGAACGGGTACATTTGATATTCTAGCTACAAATGCTCTCGGTGGCCCTGCATATGCCACAAGTACAGTCACAAATGGCGGTTCTGTACCTCAGTTTTCATTGACGAGCGGAAGTGCATCAGTCACCGTAACTCTAAATAATCATGGTTATGTAGCTGGAAATACATTTCCCGTACTTGTTTCAACAACCGTTGGCGGCATTACATTCTTTGGCAACTATATCGTCCAGAGCATAACAGACGCTAATAATTTTGTTATTACTGGAACGACAACAGCATCGTCAACAACAAACGGATATTTAAACGGCAATCAAGCACAATATGATTATTATATTGGAATTGGTCCAGTTCCTGCTGGTACGGGTTATGGCATCGGTGGTTATGGTTCTGGTGGGTATGGGACTGGTACAGCTATTACTCCTACCACAGGTAATCCAATCCAACCAACAGATTGGACAATGGACAACTGGGGACAGATTCTTATAGCATGTCCAGTTGGCGGAGCGATTTACTATTGGGACCCAACATCTGGTAATTCTGTCGCCACAGTAGATAGTTCTGGTCCTGTTGTTAATGATGGTATTTTTGTGGCAATGCCTCAGCGCCAAATTGTAGCGTGGGGCAGCACATTAAATGGCATACAAGACCCACTGCTTGTACGTTGGTGTGATATTAATGACTTCACCAGCACAACAAGCTGGATTGCATTGACTACGAATCAGGCTGGTTCTTATCGCATCCCTAAAGGTTCTAAGATTGTTGGCGCAATTCAGGCACAGCAACAAGGTTTGATATGGACCGACATTGGCCTTTGGTCAATGCAATATATTAATCAGCCATATATTTATTCATTTAACGAATTAGGTACGGGCTGCGGATTAATTTCCAGAAAAGCTGCGGCATCGCTGAATAATGTTGTTTACTGGATGGGTCAAAGCCAATTCTGGACATACTCATCAGCTGGCGTTGTCCCGCTCCCATGCCCAATTTGGGACGTGATATTCCAAGATTTGGATGAGACAAACCTTAATAAAATAAGAGTTGCAGTCAACTCAAACTTTGGCGAAATTTCTTGGTTCTATCCAAATATTAGCGATGGCGGCGAAGTTAACGCTTACGTTAAATACAACGTATATATGCAACAATGGGATTTTGGTACGTTATCTCGCACCGCTTGGATCAATCAAAGTGTGCTTGGACCACCCATTGGCGCATCTTCTGATCAATATATTTACCAGCACGAAACATCGCCAGACGCAGCTTATAATGGCGTTAATAACCAACCAATGCAATCAAGCTTCCAAACGGGTTATTTCGCCTTATCAGAGGCTAATGTGAAAAACTTCATAGATCAGGTATGGCCTGATATGAAGTGGGGTTATTACAACGGGAATGTTAATGGCGGCGCGGTGTACCAAAACCCGACTGCTACAGTTCAATTAACATTCTATGTTACGGATTATCCAGGCGATACACCTCGTTCTTACGGACCCTACACGTTAACTCAAGGGACCGAATTTATAAGTCCTAGGTTCCGTGGCCGTTTGGTTTCTATACAAATAAACAGCAATGATGTTGGTTCGTGGTGGCGGCTTGGCGGCATTAGGTATCGCTTCCAGCCAGATGGACGGTACTAATGGCAAGTTTAGACGATATTTTCACCACCTCCAAAAACATTGTTACGGCATTAAACACGTCGTCCCAAACAAGCTTGGCTTTAAACGGCAATAAAACAGCCGTTGCGGTATCTGCACAACGAGTTGTTGTCCAAGGCGCTGCCCGTGTGCTTCGTGTAAGCGTAACAACAGCTGGTTCGACAAATGGTGCGATTTATGATGCCGCCAATACAACAACAGCCACATCAGCATCTATTATAGCATCCATACCAGAAGCTATTGGGGTATATGAATTTAATATCCCCGTGGTTAATGGAATTGTTGTAACGCCTGGAACTTCACAAATCCTCACACTTATCTATTCTTAAGCGGGAAAATCGTGTATTATGCTGGAACATTTGGGGAATTAATATGCCGCTGATCAAAGGGTCTTCGCGTAAGGCTATATCCAGCAATATTTCCGAACTTGTTCATTCGGGCCATCCGATTAAGCAAGCTATAGCCGCTGCCCTTAGCACAGCCCGTGAAGTGTCTAAAAAGCGTCCACATCGTGCTTTTGGCGGCCATACACCCAATTTCATTATGCAGACGACCAAGCCACAGGCTGGTATGTTTCATTCTGCACCAATGCCCAAACCAGCATCGCCAAAGCCTGTTAAGCCACCAGAAGCTAAGGTCACAACCAATCGCATTCATGTTGGCCCTATTCACAGCCCCGTTGCTGGCCGTACAGATCATCTACCCATCCATGTCGCAAGCGGATCTTATGTTATTCCTGCTGATATTATTTCCTCAATGGGCGAAGGTAATACAATAGCTGGATTTAAGGTCGCTAAAAGCATCTTTAATCGTCCACTTTATGGCGGTGGTTCAATGCCATATGGCGCGCCTGGCACACCTTACGGACAACCCCAAGTTAAAAAAGCAAAAGGCGGGGCATTAACAAGTGATTCGCCCGTGCCAATTGTGGCTGCTGGCGGGGAATTTGTTATTCACCCCAATGACGTTACTTGGATTGGTGGTGGCGACATTAACAAGGGCCATGACACATTAGACAAATTCGTGCGTGAACAACGCAAGAAAACTGTGAAGACACTCAAAAATCTTCCAGGACCAAAAAAGAACTAACCCATAGAGAGAGGGTCTATGAGT